CCCATTTCTAATGCTTTGTTCTGAGCACGTATTGCTGCTAGGAATGTCTTACTCATCTACTGCTGTGTCCCCTTCGCCTTCTTTATCAAACGTCTTACAGTTAACTACTATCACCCTGCTACTCGGTAATTCTAGGTGCGTACCTTTACCTAACCGTATAGACCCACGTTTACCACCTAAGTTCTTAACCAAGCCGTCTACAAACGAACCGTAGTTTATCTGCTGCGCTGCACACCAAGCCTTCAAAGGTTTAGGTACAAGATAAGCCTTCTTAGTATCTGTTTCATACCGTGCTACTAACCTTCCGCGAGGTAGAGCATCCGGTATAACAAGGGTGTCCAGACCGTTACCAGACTCACTACGTAGATCATCCGTGCTCTTAATCATCAGAATGTTGCTGTAGTTCTCAGTCATATAGTCATTAAGAGTCTGCTCTACTGACACGCCCATCTCACTTACCGACTGTAAGTTTGCCTTGAGTAGCTTAATAGTCCACGCGAACAACGCCTTTATATCGTAGTCAATTAGCCCTAGTTCTTTAGCGATATACGCACCAGACAGTGTGGTAGCTGCACCGGCTGACCAAAAGCGGTTCTCAGAAGTAAGACCCGCTGCTTCATCTACTAACCGTTGGTTTTCAAAAACAATTGCCTTTGTTTTTTCTACGTTCTGCATCACCCACTGTATGTAGATTATCCCCGCGTGCCCGTAGTTCTCCGTGATAGCCACATCGAACGCATCAGTCTTCTTCTTATCTTCAGTACTGGCGAATACTCGTTGAGCTTTCCACTCTAGCATCCGCTGGGCCTCTGCTTTGGGCTGCTGCTTTTCAATGGATATACGTTCGATGACACTGGCGTTACCCGTAGTCACAGACAAAAACTGCCACGGTTCCCCACGAACACGTTCGAGGTTAGACCCTCCTGACATACGTCCTCGTTGCTGCCCAGAAGACAACTGATACGCCAGATCACTTAGCTTATCGCTCTTCTCGTTGGTTAGTTCGTCTACATAAAACGGTAGATTATGTAATACCTCTGCGCGGTTAAATTTCATAGAATCAGTGTCACGTTCTTCAATCATGAGAGCTTTCTCATAACCCCATACCGACGCAGCCACACGTACCGCCGCTGTCTTACCACACCCTGAGATGTTACTGTGTATATGTAAGGCACAGGAGTTCTGCGGTAAGAACTTCATTAACGGAGAGCCGAACGCCGTGCATACAACGTACTGGTGCATGGTTAACTCTGGTAACGTCCCGTAGAAATTAGCCATCTTCTTCCATGCTTCCAACGTACCCTTCGGCTTGAAGTAAGGTATCAATGCACCCGTAGGTGTAGACGGCGGGTTATGTCGAATCTCGTCAGCGCGTATTTCTTTATCCCCAACAATGAATGCGCTGCATTCGTCATCGACCCAACCAAACTGGCGGTGCGCTGTATCTGCTGTGGAGGTTGCTTGTAACTCGTTTACCCATGTAATCATATATTGCATCAAGTCATCTATTCGTGGAACGGCAACGCCCTGCATGGACATCTGCTTTCTAAATTCTTCTCGTGAAGTAACCGACGTAAGCGGCATTGTAAACTCTCGCACACCGTCTTGCGGTAGGTGTATCCTACAGACTACGCCTTCACCAGCTTCTATATCTAATAGGCGGCGAGTTATATAAAGATCGTTGTGGTAAATGACATGTTCATCGACCTCCCCATCTTGGCCTATGTCCCTAACGTACACGCCGCCGTTTGTCCCCCGGAAGTACGGACGTGGGTAAACAGGTATAACGTGTTCTAGGGAAAGTTCTTTGCTACCACTAGCAAGAAGCAGCGTACCTTCAACTGTTTCTAGCTCCCCAAAACTTTCTTCAGTAACATATGTACCGTCTTCGTTAACTTCGGCTTCGGGTATCTTACGCCCTAAAACAATCGGTGATCTGATCTTGCCCCAGTGCGGACACTCAGTACAAATACCACCTTCGTTCTCGTCGAATGTTGTACAACGGTACGGGCCTTTGATTAGATCTAGTTTCTTAAACGTAAGCTCTGGTGTGTACTCAGGGTGTTTCCTAGAAATTTTATGCGCGGCCTCTTCGCTGTCTTCACAAAACTTGGCAATAGACAGTCCTGCCCTCCACATTGGCTCACTAGCCTCGGCTTGTCCTTTAATTATACGGTGTAGCTGTTCGCAGCCGTTACCGTTCTGCGCCTTGAGCAATATGTCTTTAAAACCGTACTTAATATTCTCCATCAATGCGTCACGTAGGCTTGCTGGCCCATCTACACCTGTACGTTTCTTAGGAACTGGTATCGTGTCCATCCCCAGTTTACTGGCAAAGAAGTCGAAGTTAACCGTATCGGGCTTCTTGTTAATAAGTTCTACTGGTGCAGGGGGGTTGGGTTTGTAATTGTGCGTACCTACTACGCGGAGAACCCGTGCCATATCAGCAGGTACTGCGGGGTCTATCTCAAGCCCAAACTCTTTGCACTTGGCCTTAAACTGGTCGGCTACTACCTTCCACTGCGCCACTGCTACAGACTCTGACAACACCCAGTAGGCATGTATCCCACGCCCAGAGTTCACCATAAGAGGTTTTGGTAGTTCTAGCGCCACGCAAAACTCTTGTAGTCTACGTAGTGCGTCAGCTTGTGTGGCGAAGCCTTTGCGTTCAGCTACCTTGTCTTCGCCAACGTCTAGGTCTAAGAAGAACGACTTTATCTGTTTGGCATCTTCGCCTTTACGAGTACCTTCTTTTGTAAAGTTACTCATAGCAAAGTAAACATCCCGCCCTTTACTGTCGTAATACTCGGCTGCTTCTGCTAGTTCATCTGTCGAGTGAAAGTATGTTTGCTGTACTCCGCTCAACGCTAAGTCATATTGGAGGGCGACGTAAACACCCTCAGTGGGTAGCACCCACTGTAAAAATTCTCTTGTATTCATAATTGCACCCAATGCCGAGAGACACTATGGCAGGAACGTCGGCGCATCCTTTTCGGTAAAACCTAGCCATAGTGGAGTTACTGTTAAGGGTTAGTCATCCCAACCTTCAACAATAGAACTCAGATCGGTGCCATCTTCCTTGGGTGCGGGGGCAGATTTCTTTACGACCTTCTTGGGTTCCTCCACTTCGGAGGTATCTGGCGCATCGCCAAATATATCGTCAGAGTCATCATCATCTAACTCGACACTGGTGCTGCTGACACTACTGGTAGTATCACTAAACGGGTTATCAGGTTGAACTACAAAACCACCCTCCACAACGCCGAAGGGCGAACGTGAAACCATAGGCTTGTATTCAGTTACTTGAACGCCGTTCAAACGTAAGCTAACTCCGTTGTCCCGCATGTTGTACGGCACGAAAGTGAAAGCAAGATTCACGGTACTACCGCTGGTCAACTGAAAATCCGCTGCCAGCTTAGTGTTCTGCGCGTCAACTTGTAGTGGTGGAGTAGTCTTATCGGTGCCATAAGCACCTTTCAACTTGCACTTACCAATAAACTTACCGTCATCGTTCTTCTTAAACGGTAGGGCAAATTTATCAGGCCAGTTACCTTCTTTCTTGGTCTGGTAAGCCACAGCCATTGCCTTATATAAGGCTTTAGCTTCTTTCTCAGACATAACAAAAGACATCGAATACTCAGCGCCATCGTCTAGTGGGTCACACTTTACAGACGCACCGTTCTTACCAGCTTTCTGGTCAAACTTGTAAGTAGTATCTAGTTTTGGGTATAAGGCTTCTACGCCTTCTATTGTGTAGTACATATTTTCATCAGCCATTGTTGGTCTCCTTAACTTAGGCTATTTATGTTGAACCCTTCAGTCTTAGAGAAGGGTGAACCTCCTCTGTTGTGGGGTGCAATGTTGAAAGCAATCGCTGCTAACGTCTCATCGTCATCCACCATCAACCTAACTTTCTGTAGTTCTTTCTCTTCTAACGGTCTTTGTGGGTAGAAGAAGAGTCTTGGTACAGGGCTACCCGTATCGAAACTTATCCTCGTCACCACTGCTGCACTGGGCGTTCCATGCCCACTTAAAAACTTGGCGTAAGCCTGTAGAGGCATAGAGCTTCTACCTTGAGCCTTACCAAATATGGATGAAGCTGGTACTTGTAGCTGATATACAGTGTCTAACACTTGCTCTTCAACAATTGCTAATCTCTGGCTAAACCTACAAGCCCTACTCCCCCCACTGCCAGAACCTCGGACGTTATTAGTGCAGTCAATACAACGCGCACTTTGTCTCTGGTCTGGCGGTACTTCGGGCGCGGGTCTCTGGGTATCACTAGACCAACATGTAGGTAGACGTTTGGCTTTAGGATCGTAGTCACCTTTATAGTACGAGCGCGATACTGCCGCTGCGTTCACAATAACTACGTCTATATGCGTACTGCCTACTTGTTGATCTAACCCAGAAAACTTACTACCCTGTATGCTGATTCGGCGCATTAAACGTCTTCGTCAGCATCAAACTCCGCTGCAATCTCCGTTGCTTGTACTTGCGTACTGTTTCCAGCACTTCCGTGCGCTAACATGGCTTCAGCCACTCGCGCCAACGCAAATCGTTGAGTCTTACCTACCTTGACATACATGTTCTCAGGTATAACACCATCCCGTACCCATTTACGGGCCGTAGATAATGACACGCTGAAATGCTTTGCGACATCTTCAATCGGAACTAATTGCTCCATCACGCTTTCCTTATAGTAAGTGCGAACTCTGCATCGACGTTTAACCCCTTCGGAAGAAGGTCTGGGTGCTCTTCTAGGAACTCCTTTACGTTCTTCTGATTAAGTCGTTTGTCTAAGAACTCTGGTACTTCATGTTCAAGAATAAACTTGTGCATGTTCTCCCAATCATTAGTCCAGTACTTCTGCTTCACCGTACGGTAAAACGTACCAGCATCTGTC